TTTGACCCGGCGCACCGGGCAGTGTATAATGAGTGCCTATCGATAATGACCAGGTTTGGCCCCGACGATTTGATTCCGCTGGATGTGCCGATGCGGATCGACGCTGACGAAGGGCCGACCTGGGCAATAGCAACGTTTGGGGAAGAAAAATGACCAAGGAACTAGAACAGCGACGTGCCGAAGCTTGCACCAAAAACGAGGCATATTTGGCCCAAATCGACAGTATGGAGCCCGACATCGTGATGGTCGACCCCGGTGCTTTCCATGCCAGCGCGGCCATTTCACTCAAGCGAATCGCCGACGTAGCCGACTTGTTCGCATTGTCTCTGTTAAAGGACCACAAGGCCAAGGACGATAGCATGCGCGACTGGGCGCGTCGTCACGGGTTCGGCGATTTGTGGGACAAAATGTCATGAAGGAGACTGATTGTCAGCAGCTTGTGATTGACGCCGTCAAAGAGACCGGCGGCGCCGGGCTCAAGTTTAATAATCGCTTCCTGATCGGCGTCTGCGACTTGCTGATCCAGGCGCCCGACCTGCGCCCGATGTTCCTGGAGGCTAAGAAGCGCGAACTGGCCGATGGCACCGAGGGTCACGTCTGGGAACTTGACGTGACTCACAAGCAGAAATCATTCCTTGGACAGTGGCACAAGGCCGGCATGCTGACCGGCGTGGTCTCCTTCATTCAGACTACCGACCAAGACGTGCGCTCGCTCAAGATGTGCGTATATTCCTACGTCAACATGCTGGAGCTTGACTGGCGTGTAAAGCAAGCGCACCATTTCGAACTAGGTGAGAAGGACCAGCGCCTGGGGCGGGTACGGACTATCCTCAAGATGTTCCAGGAGCACAACTGATGCCACTATCAATGTACGGTCAGATAGTCGTCTGTCCCTCGTGTCACAAGTCGGACGCAGTGGTCAAGAGCCAAGCCGCATTTGACGATGCGCAATGCAATCGTTGCATGTTAGCGTGGAAACCGACCGGCGCCACACTGGCCGGAAGGGGCGTCAAGTGCGATTGTGGCGCCGGCACGGGCCAGATTCACCGCGATACTTGCACCGTGAATGAGCCCACGATGTCAATGGCGGACGGCAACGATTCCGATGTGCAGATCGAGTCCTACGGGGAAGCTATATCACGAAGTAGGTGTGGGGAACGGAACAAACACGACTTGGCTGCCCGGGCAAAAGAAGCCCCTGAGCAGGTGCGCGGCGCGACTCACGGCGATTATACCAACATGTCCCTGCGTATTCAGACCATCAAGTCCGCGATGCATTCCGGACCGCAATGGGACAACATGTCGCCTGGCCAGCGCGAGGCCCTGGAATTGATCGCCACCAAGATCGGCAGAATTGTCTGCGGCGACCCTAACCATCACGACCACTGGCGCGACATCGTCGGCTATGCTACACTGGCGCTGGATCGAATTGAGTATAAAAAATGAGCACTATTAGGTTTGAAATGCCTCCAGAGATCACGGAAGAAATGAAACAAGCGGCTTACCGTGAATATTGCAATCGATCGGCGGAGAATTATAGGCTAATTGGGAGGAGTTATATTGCGTTTGAAGACGTTTGCGCTTGTTTCCGGGCAGCATTCGCCGCAAAAAAGGGTTAACAAATGTTGGAATATTTCGCCAAGGCCGGCAAGGCTAGCTTCATCGTCGGCGGTCAATTCGGGAGCGAAGCCAAGGGCTCGGCCGCTGCTTTTCTTGCCGTCAATGCCGGCTTCGGCGACGTAGCCGACTTTCCGTTTGAGATTGCGACCTGTAATGCAGGTGCGCAAGCCGGCCATACCTCGATCCACAATGGCGTCAAGAAGGTCGTATTTCATTTACCAACCTATTCGCTATATCGGCCCAGTTTCACTTATCTCAACGCCGGCAGCGTCATCGACACTCAAGTCTTGTGCCAAGAATTAGAAGATAACCCGGGGATACTACGTAATGGTTTCGCACTACATCCAAATTGCGCGATTATCACTGACGATTGTCGTGCTGCTGAAATGCGCGATGATTCACCACAAACAAGAATTGCTTCGACACGGAAAGGTGTTGGGGAAGCTCTGGCGCGAAAGGTGCTGCGATCGGGCTTCATAGCCGACAACAATCCGTACATGCCCAAAATGCTGCAGCAGTACGTCCGCCGCATTGACCTCAACGCCGAGATGCTAACCGGCAAGTCGGTCCTAGTAGAAGTGCCCCAAGGCCATTCGCTCTCGATCGACGGTCCGTTCTACCCACACACGACGAGCCGCAACTGCACCGTGGGCCAAGCGATGTCGGACGCCGGAATCCATCCGCACTTCTATCACCGCTCGATGCTGGTGGTGCGTACCTTCCCGATCAGAGTCGGCGGAATTACGAGACCATTACAATTATTTGCTGGAGCCGCGACGTCCGGCAAGGGCTACAATATGGCGGATGACCCAGAGGGCCGAGTTGAACAAATCGGATACTCCGGTGATTGCTTCCCCGACCAGCACGAAATTTCCTGGGCCGATCTCGGCGTCGCGCCCGAAATCACCACCGTGACCAAGCGCGTTCGCCGGGTGTTCACGTTCTCCGAGCAGCAGGTCGCGGAATCTATCGCTTCGACCCGGCCTAACGTAATCTTCATCTCGTTCATGGACTACCTGCCCAACAAGGAATTGGCCAAGACAGTCGTCGCCAAGTTGCGCGAACTGTCCAACAAGTACGGCCGGCGCAACGATCAGGTCGAGATACTGACGGCCTGGGGGCCGACGACCGGCGACGTCATTAATGGAGACGAACTATGATCACACCCGATATGCGGCTAGGGACCGGGCTTCGAGCGGAAGTCTGGGAATTTGCTCAGGCAATGGAAGTCAAGCTCAAGAAGAACGATCACAAGACCGGGTGGCAGCAATTGCCGATCGAAGCCTTGCGCCGACTAATGATGTTGGAAGTCGAGGAGTTTAACGTCGCCCGCGAGTTTTTTGGTGCCGACGAAGCCATGAACGAACTGGTTGACATCGCCAATTTTGCTATGATGTTGCGGGATCGGTTGCGCATCGAGAAGGAGCGCAAGTCTATCGTGGCTGGCCCCGAACTGGCTGAATATAACCCAGCTTGGAGCCATGGCAAATGAACTCCCTGTTTCCCCCCGAGCTTCGCACCGCTTCCGTGGTCCAGCGCTGGTCCATAGTCCGGACCCTGAACCCGGACTCAGTGGCTAATCATTCATTTTACGTCTGCTTCTACGCGTTGCAAATAGCTCGGCTGATCGAATGGGCGGGACCGTACGCCGACCTGACCTTCGCGGCGCTGATGCACGACGTCGAGGAAGTTGTAATTTCAGACATCATCAGTCCGGTGAAAAAGCAGATCGTCGATGAAGCTGCGCTGTCGAACTTCGTGTTCACACAGATGAAGGAGCGGCTGCCATTGCTGGAGGCGCAGATCGCGGCGATCTACGAATCGCAATGGGGCTCGAACATCGAGCGCATCATCAAGGTGGCCGATAAGGTCGACGCCACCATACACCTGATCTTGGAGCAGAGGCAGGGCAACGCCGTGCTGGAGCCGCTGTATCGAGATGCGCTGGAGAATCTCGTAATTGCCTGGCACGACCTGGGACAAGAACTGATCGGCGTGACGACCGAGACTGCGGAGTGGAAGAAACACCAGGCACTGTGGAATGACCAGATATACCCAGCGCTCCAAAGTCATTGGCGCTATGGTAGCGTGGGGATAACGTAAACTTTATCTTTGTAGGTAACAAACGAAAGGTTTGAGAAATGGACAAGTTCAAATTCGGAGATCGCGTTAAGCACCTTACCCGCAATGAAGAGGGAAGAGTTTACGCCATCGAGGAGGACGGTCTGCATATACATTTCGACAATCCTACGCCCCGCGGCAATATCTCAGTCGGTATTTTCGATGATGATTGGTTCCTGTCGCATCCTGGCGTGCTGGTGAACCTTACCAATAGCGTGACATGAGCTTCGGTCTGATCCTTTAGCTGGCAACAGCCTGCATGCGACCTCAGAGGATTGGATTGCGAGCCGCGCCGCCCGGCGCGCGGGAAGAAAGCCGGGCAGCTATCTTTAATCAGCAGATAAAGAAAGCGCCGTGAGCAAGGACAAACGAAAGAAATTCCAACGCGCCTGCTATTTATTAAACAAGGTCAATAACGGCGCTTATCCATGTCCGTCCCTCAATGGGCGCGGTCGTTGGAGTTTGCGCAATCCCGTCATCCGCTACATCGTCAAGCGTGGCATGGCCAAGATCATCCGCGTGAGACACGGCGGCAATGCAACACGAACCTATATCGATACTGGCGTGCGATGGGCGCGCGGCAGGGACTTTCATTAACATCACACAAAGGTAAACCTTGACCTGGCACCTTAACCACGTCGTCTTTGGTGACAGGCCTTGGGCAGTCCAGGCCGAGGCCATGCGGCGTGGTAAGGGTCAAGCCAAGTTCGGAATGTGGTTAGAGCAAGGCTTAGGCAAGACGGCACTGACTCTCAATGAGTTCGTCGAGTCTGATGATACTGACATTAATCTAGTGATCGCCCCCAACAGCTTCAAGAACGACTGGGCCTTGGCCCCCGGCGAGTGGGGCGTGCCGTGGATGCCGACCGGCTACTGGCCCAAGTACCCCTTGCCGTTCGACAAGGAATATTGCCAGTACGCCATCAATTACGAGGCGGTCCGCGAGAAAGACACGCTAAAGCAGCTGATCAGATTGTTCGAGCAGCGTCGCTGCATGTTGACGATTGACGAGAGCACTGCCATCAAGAACCCCGGCACTTCGACGTTCCGCGCAGTGCTTGAACTGGCCAAGCGGGCCAAGATGGTACGAGAATTGAACGGCACGCCATTGACCCAGGACGTGCGCGACTATTACGGACAACTCAGGGTGCTCGGGCAATTGAACGGCATGGAGCCGACAGTATTTCGTAACAAGTTCGCCGAGATGGGGGGCTATTTCAACAAGCAGGTGACCGGCACCCGCAACCAGGAGGAATTGGCCCGCATCCTGGACGCCTGCACCTTCCGAGCGCTCAAGAAAGACTGGCGCGCAGACCTGCCGCCCAAGACTTACGTACCGGTGCACCTTGAAATGAGCAAGCGTCAGATCCAGCACTATTCGACCATGATGGAAGAGTTCTATGCGCTGATTGAAGGCGAGGAAATCACGGTCGACATCATCCTGGCCCAAATGGGGAAGTTGCGGCAAATATCTTCATGCGTGCTGCTCGACCATGGCAAGTATCACTTCTTCGAAGAACCCAAGGCCAACCCCAAGCTGCGGGCCACGCTCGATATTGTTGCGACGTCGCCCGGCAAGGTGATAGTTTCGCACTTTTACAAGCCATGTGGTGAATTGCTGATGGAGGCCTTGATCAAGGAAGGCCTGAAGCCGGCGCAGATCAAGGGTGGCATGACGCCGCCGGCCGTCACCGAGCAGAAGCGCAAGTTCAATGACGATCCGGAATGCCGGGTGCTGGTGGGCCAGCAAGGAGCCACGGCGCGAGGCCACACGCTGATCGGGCAAGAGGGGCGTAACCGTTGCTCGACCATGATTTTCTATGAGAATGACTTCAGCTACTACTGGCGCGCCCAGATGGAGGACCGAAACCATCGCGGCGCCCAGGATATGCCGTGCACCGTCTATGACTTGCTAGTCAGCCCGATGTGTGCTATAACGGTGGACGCGCTGACCCGCAAGAAGGATCTCGCGGCTGAAATGGACCGGATCGTGGCAGAAGTTAGGAAGGCTAGGCGATGAGATATTCTTGCGTGGAAGTGGTGAGGCGCCGGCTGGAATTGCAGCGTATAGCCGTCCAGGAACAAATTGTAGCTTTACAACAGGAATTGTCGTCCCTTAATAAGGCCAAAGCTCAAATCGAAGAAAACATGATAGCCGTACCCCTGGAACCTTATGAGTTGCCGTGAAAGGCCAGGCGATGACCATCATAGCCATAGGTTTCGTCGTGGGACTGATATTACTGATAGGGCCTATCCTGCTGGGGGATTTGATATGAGCTTCTACACCAAGGACCTGGATTCCATTCAGTGTGCCTGCGCCGCCACCAACGACGCCTTCTGGTTTATGTTCAACCCCACTCGCGCCAAGTATCTGCGCGTGGCCTATCAGTGTGAGGAAGCCAAGGACCTGGGAGCCGACGTCCGGCAGGTGGTAGCGGTCTGGATCGACCAGCCGCTGGTGGAACTGACCAAGACCCCCGAGGAAATCGCGAAGGTCAAGGTCCGTCGCCGCAGCTTCCTGTTCGTCGGGGTCAGTATCATCGACTATAGTTCAGACGACAAGGTGGATCAGTTCCTGGCGCTGATTGATGACGGCACGGGGCAAATGCCTAGCATGAGGATGAATTGACATGACGCTAATCTGGGTACTAGCTGCAATCGGTGCTGTCATGGCGGCTCGGCAGGTCATTCAAGTCGTAAATCAAGTCCGCAGGGACCTTAGGTCTAAGCCGACGCCGTGGCTATGTCTGCCCAGATAACTTTATATATAGGCACTAAAATGGCTAAGAAGAAAAAGCAGCACGAGGCCGGTTGGCGCTGCCCCGAATGCAAGAAAGTTCGCAAGAAGGACGGCTTCGACCCCTGCCTAGGAGAACTACCCGGCGTCATCTTCGCTTGCTGCGGCCACGGAGGCCTGGGGTATATCTATTTCTCCAACGGCAAGATCATCCGATTTGACGGTCTGACCCAGGTGGAGGATACCGAGCCACACCGGCTGCAGGAAAGTATGCAGATGTCCGAATATCAGAATTGGCTGAGGAGAAACGGGCACACTTGACAGGTCTCTTGGAATGTGCTATAAGGGGCGTGCCGGATACACGGCGCGACATCGCAAGTGCGAGTCGGACATAGGAGCGCTACATATGACCAAGACCCTTTCCCCGCAGCAGGAAGTCGTCCGCAATTTCCCCCATACCCACAAGGGCTCGGCCTTCGCCGAGGCCGTCGCGGGCGCCGGCAAGACCACCACCGCGATGTTCATGATCGCCGAGACGGAAGGCTCGGTCGCAGTCATGGCGTTTAATAAATCCGCAGCATTGGAATTTGAACGCAAGGCGCGCGAACTGGGGCTGAATTTTGGCAACCGAGTACGGTTTGGGACTTGCCACTCGTTCGGATTCTCAGGTCTGCGATATACGTACAAGGGCGTCAAGGCCGGCCCCGAAGCTGCACGCGAGAAAAACGACCGCATGATCGAGAAGTTGCAACTGCCGCGCAGCCTATGGGGCTTCACGTCTCAACTAGTGTCGCTGGCCAAGCAATATGCCATCGGCGTGAAAGGGTCTATCGACGACCAGAAGCTGTATTACGATCTGGTCGAACATTTCGACCTGGACTATGAAATCGAAGACCCTGGACTAGTGAAGGCCGGTGTGGAGTACGCCATCGCAGGGTTGAAATGGCATATCGAAGTCGCACCTGAAATTTGCGACTTTAATGATATGATCTATATCCCGATTGTCAAGCCCATCAAACTGTGGCAAAACGACTGGGTGGTGGGGGACGAGTGGCAAGACGCCAACGTGGCACGCCGAGCCCTTGCTCGCAAGATGCTGAAGCCCACCGGCCGCGCCATGTTCATCGGCGATCGGAACCAGGGAATTTATGGTTTTGCTGGGTCGGATTCAGACAGTGTTGACCAGACGGTGCGGGAGTTCAATTGCGTGGAACTCCCCATGACAGTAACCTTCCGTTGCCCCAAGGCCGTGGTCACTAAGG